GAAGCTGGTGAAAGTTTGATGAATCCAGTATATTCAATAACATGGAATGGATTGACATTTTCAACTCTAGTTGCAAGTGGTTGTTCTATCCAACCAACAGAATCGTATTTCAGAGTTATTGCTTTTCCAGTTTTCTGAACATTAGAATCTAACAGAGTGTAATTAGTCGTTAAATCTAAATCACTCTCAGCAATTTCAGTTGCTGGAAGAGGTCTTAACTGAAGAGAATTGCTAAAGATACGAGGTCTTAATTCTCCACCAATAACTCCAGCAGTTGTTAAATCTGCATCTAAAAGTGAAGTATCATTAAAATCGTCAACAAAGAATCCAGATTTAAATCTGTTATTTCCATCAACATCTTCAATACGAAGAGATTCGGTATTTACCTCTAACAGACTTAAAGAGGTTACCCTTTCAAGGTTCTCCACCCTATCTTCAAGTTTCCCAATATCGCGCATTGTATATCTTCTATTATCGAAGAGATTAATAGAAACATTATCAGTATCATAAAGATATGGAGGAAGAACAATGGTTGCCAGTTCCATCAACTCGGTGTCGTTTACGACTGGTTCTTTTGGATTTCTAGCAGAAACACCTTGACTTACTATAAAGTTTCCAAACTTATCAAGATACAGTTTATCAATTCTTGGTAAGTAGAAATCATATCCAACGAGAGAACTTTCTCCTGGCTTCAAACTATATTTTGGTTCTGTTCCAAAATCTCTTGAATCAAAATCAAATGGAGATCTATCAGTTACTGTAAATTCTTGAACTCTTGGTCTAAAGTCAAGTGTGTCAGAAGCTCTAACATTGTTGACACCGATAGATGGAATGTCTTCCTTAAATCTATCTTCATCATAACTCAACACAGTAAATACATCCCCATCATCTGAAGAAGGAACTGTGTAATGATCAAATACAATCAGCAATCTTCTGGATGGCTCTAATTCATTATTTCTTACAAGTCTTGAATAATCATAATACTCATCCTTTTGCCCCTTGTCGAGAGTATAATTATTTCTAATATTCTTGTATTTGCCCAAAGTAATAGATTGGACATTTGACTTAATGTTGGATTCTAAAAAGTCTACTTCTTCACCTACAGTAAATCTGAGTTTATTCAGATAAACAATTCCTAAATTGTTAGATGGAACTGATGGTGTTGTTGATGCATTTAACACTACTCTTGCAATAGCACCACTCGAAGAACCAACGATTTCCTCTCCAATAATAGCATCTGAGTCTATATTTGATATTGAAGAAAACTCAACTCTATCCAGTACAGGATCACTATTATCAGTAGATTCATAAACAGCAAGAACTTTTGCTACATCAGGGAATCCTAATGATATTTCTTTATCCTGAACTCTCAAACCATAATAATCATTATATGTCAATCCATCAGAAACAGATGTGCTTGTAGCAGATCCAGACTGAGAGAGTTTGGAAAGATTAATAACTTTGAGAGCACTTCTTGTATATTCTTTTATTTTGCTTCTAATTCCATTCTTCGTCAGTGTTGTATTGACTACAACACTACTTTCAGATGTCTCTAAACCTCTAATAGTTACAGTATTTGTTGAGGAATTTAATGCAAATGCATCAGAGGTTACCGTCCCAATTCCACCACCAGCATAATGAACAGAATATTTTTCTTGATCAAAAGACTCGAAGAATGCACTAGTAATACCGGTGATTGATGTTAGATCAAAGGTGAGAACTCCAGCACCATCCGTGGTTTCACCAGTAATTTGTCTGGATATTGAAAGTTGAGAATCTGTAAAGTTTACAGAGGAAATATTTGCCTCTGGGAGTTTTGCATACAGATAAGCATTTTCATTATTTCTGAGTTCTGGAACTCCAAGCTCTACCTTGAATTTTCCACTTCCAACGGTTCCAACAAAAACTCCAGAAACTGAAGTTGGGTTAGTAACTGTCAGTGAAGAAAGATCTGAAGAGACTGCTGTTACTCTGTTAAATGTTTCATCACCACTTCCGTTCTGATATCTGAGAATGTCTCCTACTTCAACGCCTGAGAATAATTTGCCAGGACTGGTGACTGTAGAACCAGAAATATTAACTTCACTGATACCATTTCCAAGTTTCTTTCTACTCAGAACGGTGTCGGCAGTAAACGCTGGAAAACCACTTCCAGATGCTGCAGAAACAGATTTAATTTCTTTAATTCCATTGGCAGTTACTGCGGATACTGTCAATGAAGAATCGATACCATTAATTACAAGTTGCTCATTGGTAACAAAAGTTCCCGATGTTTGATTCAAACTAAGTGTGTCAGCACCTGTTGCTGCTGCAACTGCATATCCACTAGCACCACTGCTTTTGCCTTGAATATAGGAAGACTTTGGAATTTCAGATGCGCTAACAGTTCTGTTGAAAGTTAAAGTGGTATATGTTTGAACATCATACAAATACAAGTCCCACTGCGTAGAAGCGTCTTCATATGCAGCATCAGTTAAGTTAAATGTGTAAACGCGAGCAGAACCAACACCTGTTGGAGAGTCGCCTGTAAATTGATTATTAAGGGTAACTACTACGTTTTCTTGAATTGCCCCCGAGACATTATTTACTCTTAACAAATGTCCCATTTCGAATGGAATATTTGAGTTGACTACAGTCTCCGTTGTTCTTGGTTTTGCAACATCCAGTACTTTTGTTGATTGATTCTCAACATCATATCCAGCAACATATGCTTTTCCGGGAGATACCTGAACACACATCAAATCGTCTGTTGGTGTGTTTCCACTGTCAGTAGTTTCTCCCTCTAAGAATAATCCATCGTTGCCAAGTCTATCATTCAGAGAATCTACAATCTTTACATCAAATGGTTCTACTGAGTAATGTCCAGATTCGTCATAAGTTCTTTCCGCAATATAATCTCTAATAATGTTATATACTGTCTTATCTTGTATCTTTTTAATCTTACCGTCATCTACTCTTAAGAGTTCAATGAAGTCGGTGTCATTGTAATCTGTAAGAGATTTTTTAGTTAATGTTAACGATAATTTGAATCTATCTGCTCCAGGAGCTGCAAAGTTAGTAAATCCTTTTGCATTGTCATAGAGAGAATCGTCATCTTTTGCATTGACAATTTTTTCTTCTATTTTCAGTCCAACTCTATATGATGGAGTATTTGAGTAATAATCTAGAATGAGTGTTTGCTTATTAACGTTAGCAAATATTCCTCTAACAAAATAGACACCATTATCAATAGATGCAGATGATCCTGTACTGGTTGCATTTTCTGCAATCAGTGTAGCAAATGGAGTTCCTGCATTAATTGTTGTGTTTCCATAGGTTACATTTTCACTGGCAAACAGTGACTCCCCATCTTGGAAAGTTTCTGTGATATAGTCATTACCAGAATCAGAATACTTTACGTATATTGTTAAATTGTCAACAATGCTGTTGTCTGAAGTAAGAGCAACATATTGAATGGATGCGGAAACTCCTGATAACTGTCCTGTGACTTTTTTACCAATAAAATTCTTGATGTATAACGCTACATCTACACCTAAATTACTGGCGTCAAGTTGTACCGCAGAAAATTGATTGTCAAAAGTAATAGCTCCAGGGAGAACCATGGAGCCTTCTTTAAAAATATTTTTACCAAAGTATTCAACTTGATTCTGAAAAATCGACTGAAGAGTCGTTAATTCTCTAGCTTGTACTGGAAATCCAGGTTTAAACAGAACTTTATAAAAATCTTTATTGCGATCGAAATCGTCGTAATATGGGCTGATATTTAAATCTGTTTTTTGTGCCATCTTTTTTTAGAATTCCAGAATGATTTTAACGTCTTCTTTTTGTCGAATGTTCCTTTCAATCAAAGGTCTGTTGTTGATGTAAATAACATCACCCGTCTTTTTATTTATCTCTGGATTTGAATATCCACTGGCGAAAGTGACTCCCAAATTAATCTGTTTTCCATCAACCGTAACAGAACTATCGCTAAAGTTAGTATTAACTGAAGCAGAACCTCCAGCATCAAAACCAACACTATTGCTACCGGAAAAAGTTAATACCTTAGATACGGTTGCAACATCATTTGCATCAGTCTGGTCTTCATCATTACTGAAGAATAAAGATCTGTCTTGATAGTATTTTAATACTTTAGTGTCTTTATCATATGAAGCAACATATCCCTGAGCAGTTCCTCCAGTAACAGTTTGAGTTATTCTATCTCCAATAGTTGGAGTTCCGGTGTAAGAATCTGCTAATTTGATTCCATACAGAGAAGAGAAGCTATTTTCTGTAAATATTGTTGTTGATGAAAACTGTTGTGGATTCTTTATTAATCCAATCTGAGAAAATTTAGTATCAATTGGAAAATCTTTTGTAGAATCATCAAATCTGGCATAAATTAATACCTTATCAGTTCCCAGTTCAGTATAAACATCATATCCATGTCCTCTGGATGGTGGAATGATTGGAATTAATTTTGCTGGGTTAGAAATAGTTCCAGTTCTTTTTAAATCTACGATTCCATAAGTGTATCCTTTTCCACCAGTTACAATAGATGTTCCTGTAATAGTTCCACTACTATCAACGGTGATTGAAACCTCACCACCTTCACCATCCCCTAAAATATCATAGGTTCCTGCACTGTATCCACTTCCACCATCTTCAATATAAACTTTTTTAATTTGATTATCATTTACTTCAGAATCTCCACCATCTCTAATTGTCTGGATAGCATTGGTTGTTGTAGTTGCCCAATCATTAGGAACAACAACATATTCTGTAGAATCAAATTTAATAATGTCTGATGGAGAAACGGAAAAGAGATACTTCCAAACATATCCATCACCGCTAGAACCAGCAGAAGATGGATCTACATCAGTGAACGTTGGTTCATCTAGAGATCTTCCACCTGTCGGATTCGTTCCAGAAGAACCATTATCAATACAAATATAAACTCTAAAATCACTATTAACTACGTAGTAGTTTGCATCATAAAGTCTAGAAGTTTTAGATATTGGAGTTTGATTTAAAATACTGTAATCATGCCTATACATGTCATAGGCAGTATTGGATGTCCAATCAACTTTTCTTATAACCCTTCTAATATTTGCACTGGTAATTTTTTTACCAAACAGAGAAGCATCTCTATATTGAGAAATATATTGACGATTATCAATGGGATTTGGTGTATTTGTATCCCAATCGGAAGTTCTACCAAATCCTGGATTTGGAGAAGATGGGTTAGCAAATCCTAAGAAAGCGTAATATGAATTATTAGTATCCGATACAGAATCTATAAAGTTACCAGCATTCAGTATCCTA